AGCCGTCAGAGCGCGTTAGCTAATGGCCTGTATGGGCTGAACTCAAGAAACACAGAACCTCGGTGTGACCCGCACCTCCTAGTAGAGTAATCGAACGGGATAAACAAGGCTGTCGTAAAGACACATACCCTAGTACGCTGGGAGTTGATCGTTAAGGCCGGTGAAAACTGACCTTATCGGGATCTCAGGGGAGGGCGGCTTGGCTGGCCGGTAGCTCACTTAACAACTGGGCATAGCTCCTTGATAAAGAGACGTTGGTCCTTTAGCCTCCCAGTGGGGGAGGGAGGGTCAACGGGTAAGAGGGGGTTTAGTTGGTAACATAACAGTTGACTTGTGATTGATTCATGAGTTATATTCTTAACACGGGAGGTAGGTATGAACGATACGACAAAGCGTTTTCCACGCACGATGCATGAAGCGTTTAACTGTGACAGCGATCCCATCAGTGGACCATATGGTAAAGAGCCATTCTGGCCTGTTGTTGTCATTGCGATACTGGTAGTTATTGTTGGGATTGTTGTAGTCTGGAGTCGCGTATGACACAAGATGAAATTTTAGAGGCGATGCGCAAAGTGGTGCAAGAGAACACGCACTACACAACGTGGACTTTATCAACCCCGCACTTGGTTCTTTTGGTCAACTTAGCCATTGAGCAAGAGCGTGAAGCGTGTGCAAAGTTGTGTGAGCAGACAAATGATGGAACGCCGTACAACTTGGCTGAAGCCTGTGCCGAAGCCATCCGAGCAAGGGGACAAGCATGAAAGCATTTCCAACACCCACATTCAGCATTAACAATGAAGCGCGTGTCACAGCTGTAGGGGGTGAAGGCGGCATGGATCTGCGCGATTACTTTGCTGCCAAGGCCATGCAGTCAATCATGGGCTCAGACCGCTACATAGGGGTTATTGGTGTTAATGGGTATCCGCAAATAACAGCAGAAAACGCATACAAAATGGCAGATGCCATGATGAAAGCGAGGGGCAAATGAGCTGGCTAGGTGGTTATTTACTCTGCAAACCAAAAGTTCCTGATGCTAAGTGCAATAACTGCAAGCGATTGTCTGACAGCCACATTAACAGTGTTAACGTGAGAAACAGCAAAGACAAGGCCTGCATCTACATTCCAATATCACTACAGGAGGAAGCATGATTCACACAGACGAAGATGACGAGTTCGAGCGCTTAGAGCGTGAGATAGAGAGAAAGAAGGGTCAACCGTATCACTTCAATAAGCGTATGGATGACGATGACATTCAAGACTACGTTCGCCCTTGGGTGGGTCTGACAGATGCAGAAAGGCTTGAAGCTTTGCGATCTGTTGATGCTGCTACTGCGGTCAATTTGTTAATGAGCCAGTACAAGATGCCACCGACATTTAAAGTTTATGCCGAAGCCATTGAGAAAGCCTTAAAGGAGAAGAACACATGACACCAAACACAATTGAATTTAAAACCACCAGCAACACATTGATGGATGGTTGGGTGATGCGTATCACAGCAGATAGGCGCATTGAAGTGAACGAGGATGTTGAGGTAACAGAGGCGGCAAAGAAAGTTCTTGAGGCTATGCAATTGATGCTTGATTACCAGAGGCGCACATGGGTAGGGCTGACAGATGAGGATGAAATTGATTGGGAGGAGGGTGGAAATCTAAAAGATTTAGTCAAAGCCATTGAAGCCAAACTTAAGGACAAAAACACATGACACCCGCAGAACTTTTACATACAGATGCCGCAAGGTACGCGACCAACCGAAAGAATGCTTACATTGAGGCCATGAAGCGCGGTGAGGTTGATCACATGAGCGAGCAAGCATTAAACGGCAGATGGCTGGCTCACTACGAGGGTTATCGTGAAGGTTATTGGGTTGCTACAGGTAACAAGTTTACGACTGACCCAGCCAAACTCAAGGAGAAGAACACATGAAGCCAGGACAAGAAGCTTGCCTGAGAATGGCAGAGTACCAACACCGATGCCGCAATCAAGAAATGATGTGGCGCTGGCTGTTTACATGGGCAGCATGGCCTGACAATCCTGAGTTCTTTTCTGACCCAAGGGTGCCCGTATTCAAGCCTAGAAAGCCCAAGAAGCGCTGGAAGAACCTGACCAATAAAGAGACTCTGGGAATCATTGAGCAGATCCCAAACTGGTCAGCAAATCACTTAAATACATTCATTTTCAAGGTGTTGGTTGAGGAAAAGTTTAAGGAGAAAAACGCATGATTGAAGGCTTTGACCATGTTGGAACAGATCACGAATGCAGCGTTTGTCAATGTGATTTCACTGATGACGAAGGCGGTATTCAGGGTTACATTGGGATTATCCCGGTGGCTTTTTGCCCCACTTGCTATGCCGGCATATGCGACATGGTGGAACAGATCGATGGCCGCGAGTGGGAGGGCCTGACTGCAGAGGAAAAGAGTGGCAAGCGTGTACTTGAGAACGGATTGCTGTTTAACACCGCTGAAGTGCAAGTCTGGGAGTTGGCCGTTGATTTTGCAGAACAGAAACTAAAGGAGAAAAATGCATGGTAGCCCTAGCACACTCATTTGCAGACAAGGTTCGGCACTTTGTAAACAAGCTGTTTACATACTTCAGAACTACCAGCGTTAAGCCCATCCCAGAGGTGGTGCCAGAGGAAAAGCTAGAGCCACGCAAGCCACGCAAGTACAACAAAGAGAAGCGCCAAGACTTCTCGGAGCTGCTGGACAAGCTTGAGCACACATTTAACAATGTAAAGTTGCCAACAATGGATGGATCTTGGATTGCAAAAGACTCTGTTATTGGCCTAAAGAAGCTTGGCGTTCATGTGCCAAACCCTTTGGTTATGCATTGGGATAATGAGAGGAAGCTGGTCGATGTGACCAAACCACTACCGGCTTTGATGTGCATTTCTCAATCGTCCGAGCATACTGTTAACACTCAAAAAAAATTTTACGCAAAGTTTATTTTTGCAATCAAGATGAACAAGCTGCCCTGGCACGTATCAAAGGCAACGGGCGTTCCATATCAATTTGGAATGTCTTTTGACGTAGACGGCAAATTGTTGTGGGTCAATATGTATATCACAGTAAACAGAAAGACGGGGGTCATAAGCTTCTGTGATGAACTAAAGACGAGATCCCATACAGTCCCAGCCAAGAGTTCAAACTCTCGCAAAGCAAACGGGAAGGCTACTGTTTTTTATACAAAATCATGGGGCCCAGCAGAATATCTTGAGGATGAAGAAAGATCCATTCAAGAGTGCAAAATTATTGCCCAAAACTATTTTGTTGCGATGCATGACTGGTGGTCAGAGCGTGATAACCGCTGGAATGTGGTTGTTAAAAAGAATGGTGAGCGCGTGACCTTTGGCGTCAACAATGACCAGACCCCCTACTATTTTAAAGACAGAGACAAGACCATCAGGACACCAACCGGCCAAGCAAAGAAGATTGTTCACTACGTCAAAGAGCACGAAAGAAAGTACGGCGACAAGATCACGGTGGTCAAAGAACACATTCGTGGGTTGCAAGAATTTGAGTGGGCCGGGTATCAATGCAATGTTATTTCACCAAAACTTCAAGCAAAAACAGCGGCGTCCTTTACTGCGCCATCTGAGGATGTTGAAGTTGATGAAGGCGCGAGTAATGTTGTTTACCTTAGTAAGCTGGGTAAGGTGTTAGCAGATTCTGAAGAAAGGCGGTCAGCATGAGTAAGCAAGAGTTAAATATGTGGGAGAGGGCGCTGGTCTGGCGTAAGCGTCAGATGGTTGAAACCCAACTAGAGCACGAGATATATGTATCACCCTCTCAGCGCAACCAAGTTTTGGAGGAGGTGGCCTTAGAGATTCAGAAGATGACCGTCTTTGGTCAGGATACATTGGACAGTTTTAGTGTTTACATAAGGAGTATGAAGAAGTGAATGGTTTTGCAAAACAACAATTATCAATCGGCAGTAAGCAGCCGGTACATCAACATAAGGAGTGCACCAGTTGTAATGAAATGAAGCCGCCAGAGGGTGGCATCCAGTTAAGCCACACAAAGTGGCATTGCGCGGCCTGCTGGGCCGGCAGAGCATCAAGAAGAACACCAAACAAAGGAAAGCAATGAAAGTTAATTTACAGAAGATTCGTTTAGACGGCGGCACTCAGCCCCGCAAAGAGATTGATGAGCCGTTGGTTCAGCACTATACCGAGGTGCTTCTTGAGGGAAAAGACAAGTTCCCGCCTATCGAGCTGTGGTTTGATGGCAAATCTTATTGGCCCAGCGATGGCTTCCATCGTTACTTTGCACACAAGCGCGCCGGGTTCCTGGACATCGAAGCCAATGTCAATGAAGGAACAAAGCGTGATGCGTTCAAGGCCTGTTTAAAAGCAAACAGCAAGCATGGCAAGCCACGCACCCCTGAAGAGCGCCGCTATGTGGTTCAAATGGCCTTAGAAGACATCGAATATGGCGATGCATCAGACCATGTGATTGCAGAGTTGTGCGATGTGTCGGTCCAAACAGTTGGCCGTGTGAGAAAGCTTTTAGGTCTTGAGAAGACTACAACAGTCGGCAAGGATGGCCGCCGGTTAAACACGACAAACATTGGCCGACCAGCTGCGCCCCCGCCAGAGCCAGAGTACACCGAGGAAGACAAGCTTCACGAGCTGGCCATTGAGCATACGGCGCTATCAGAAGAGAATACAAAGCTCAAAGATATGCTTGCCATCAAGACCTTGCCCGTGTCTGAAGAGGCGCGCGTAGAGGTTCAAGAAACCATTGAGTCGCTGCGATCTGAGGTCAAAGACCTTGAGTTTAGGCTGCGTACCATGACCCAATCACGCAATGAATTCCAGAGTAAGAATGCTGAGATGATCAAGCAGATGAACTACTGGAAAAAGCGCGCTGAGAGGGCGGAAAAGGCTTTAGAATCTAAATAAACCGAAGCCGGGCGGTATCCCGGCAGGAGAAATCAAATGCTTGAATTAAGACCGCATCAAGCGGAAGTAGTGGAGAAGCTCGTGCAGGGCTTCGCTGATGGACATAAAAGCCAACTGCTTTATGCTCCTACAGGGTTTGGCAAGACAGAGGTGGCCATGGCCATCATGCTCGAACAGGCCAAGCAATCCAAGAATGTAGCGATGGTGCTTGACCGCATCGTGCTTGTAAATCAAACCAGCACACGCCTTGGTAACTACAAAATCCCTCACGGGGTTATGCAGGCAGACCATTGGCGCTATCGCCCATACGAGAAGATTCAGATTTGCAGCGCACAGACTTTAGAAAAGCGCGACAACTTCCCTGAAGTCTCGATGCTGATCATTGACGAGTGCCATGTCCAGCGCAAACAAATAGTCCAGTTCATTAAAAATCACCCTGACATGAAGGTGATTGGCCTGACCGCCACTCCCTTTACGAACGGCCTTGGAGATGTGTACACCAATGTCGTTGGCGCCAAGCCCACGGGTGAGTTGATCGAGGACAAGTGGCTAACACCGCTAAAGATCTTCATCGCTAAAGAAATCGACATGACAGGCGCCAAGAAGGTGGCTGGTGAATGGTCGTCCGATGATGTTTCTGAGCGCGGTATGAAGATCACGGGCGACATTGTTGAGGAGTGGATTACCAAAACCAATGAGGTGTTTGGCGGTCCCCGCAAGACAGTTGTATTTGCCTCTGGTGTTGAGCATGGCCGCGACCTTGTTCGCCAGTTCAATGAGCGCGGTTATAACTTTGTCTCCATCAGCTACAAAGAGGATGACGAGTTCAAAGCCGAAACAATCGAGGACTTCAGCAGGCCTGACACGAAAATTCACGGGCTAATTGCCACAGACATACTGACCAGAGGTTTTGATGTGCCTGATGTGATGATTGGAGTGTCAGCCAGGCCGTTTTCTAAATCATTCAGCAGCCATGTGCAGCAAATGGGCCGTGTGATGCGACCTTTTGATGGCAAAGACTATGGTTTGTGGCTTGATCACTCGGGCAATTACCTTCGGTTCAGGAAAGAATGGGACAAGCTGTTTGATGAGGGCGTGACCGAGCTGCAGAACGGCGCCGAAACAGCCAAGAAAGAGCCGACAGAAAAGGAAAAGAAAGAAGCAAAGTGCCCAGCTTGTAAGGCCTTATGGGTTTGGCCTGACAGAATTTGTGGCGAGTGCGGGTTTGAGAAAGCTCAAAAGCAAGTCCTGAATGTCCCCGGCCAGTTGACAGAGCTGGAGATGACCAAGCGCGAGCTGGTGACAGAGAATCAGAAGTTCTATTCCGAGCTGATCTTCTTTGCCAAAGCGCGCGGGTATAAGGATGGCTGGGCCGCTCACAAATACAAAGAAAAGTATGGCACCTACCCTCGGGGTCTTAGTGCAAACCCAGTTACGACAAGCTACAAAACCAGCGCATGGATTAAATCACGCAACATTGCTTGGGCTAAGTCAAAGGCGCGTGTATGACATTCGAAGAATTCGCAAGGGACCATGGCCTTCTGATCAAAGACCTGATCTTAGATCGTTGGGTGCGTGTTGGTACTGAAGACCATCCGAGAAAACAAAATGGCGCGTACATTTTCGATGGCCACAAGGGGGCAATCATTAACTTCGCGGTACATGACAAGCACATACTTTACAAATCCAGCGAGCCGTTCGTGCCCGACCCTAATGCTTTAGCCAAGAGGGAAAAGGCCAAGCGTGACCATGAGTCGCGTCAGCGTAGGGCCGCAGACAAGGCCGCATTCATCCTGAACAATGCGACAAAAGAGCAGCATCCCTACTTAATCCGCAAAGGGTTCCCCGACAAAGGATTGATTTGGAATAGTCTGCTTGTGCTGCCTATGCGCGTGGGTCAGCGTTTAGTTGGCTGCCAGCTCATTCAGGAAGACGGCACAAAGCGCTTTCTGTCAGGCCAGCAGACCAAGGGGGCCAGCTTGGTGATCGACAACAAAGGCCGCAATATTCTTTGTGAGGGGTTTGCTACAGGTATGTCTGTGCGAAGGGCCATGAAGCATTTGCGCGAGCGCTATACGATTCATGTGTGTTTCTCTGCGGGGAATATGTTTGAGGTCGCTAAGAATCTGCGTGACCCGTTGGTGATCGCAGACAATGACTCAATGGGGATAGCGACAGCCAAAAAAATAGCCTCAGTCTATTGGCTAGGCGAGGCTGGTGAGGACTTCAATGATACCGAACAGAGGATTGGCACCCAGTTGGCTGCCGAATCTCTGCGCGGGTTTTTGTAAGTTTATTGCAAGTTTGACTATTCCAGCTGGAATAGTGGGAATCAAAAGCAATGTTTGTTAAAGGCGCGGGCATAGGCTGGATAGTCTTTGAACCCGCCCTTTTTTATGCACATCTTTAGGAATGTCGTGCTGAGAAAAAATCCCTGGCCCATTTCCCGGTGTGACTCGCCCAGCTCATGGTATTGCTCGCCGTTGTAGTATTTCTTGAGGACAAATTTAATATTGTCCCAATCGTCATTCTCTACGGGCAGCTCAATGCCATTAACGCGCCCGTATCCGTCATAAGAGCCTTCGATTTTGTCTCCGTTGGGCAATAGGGCTATGACAATGTTTAATTCGTCATAGGGCACAGAATCTGCGACTACGGGCAAATTTGTTTTGGCACAGGTTTTAGAAAAGTATCCCATGATCAGGCCGCCTCTGTTTCGGTTGGTTGAATTTCGATTGTGTCTTGTTGATAGGTTTCGCTAATGCCGAACTCTTCGGTCAGCTCAAATCTTTCATTGGCCAGCTGGTAGGCCTCGTCTTCGTTATCTGCCTCAACTGTGTAGGTTTTGGTAATCACGGCCTGAATAGTTACATCGTATTTCATGGTTTCACCTCGTTAAAGTTTTCGTCAAGGTAGCCAGCTTCTTGCAGGGCCACTTCAATGTTGAATACAAAATCCCGAATAAAATTCGGCGCATCTTGGCCGCCTGTGTAAAAGGCCTCGTTAAATATCTCAATGACATACATGGCGGCCTCGGGTGTGCCTTTGAATGACAGGCCCTTGTTCTCTGCTTGTATGAGCTGGCGCCTTTCGGCGTTTTCTTGTGCTTTTATTTCCCACATTTTGTCAATGCGAGCGAATGAGTCGTCTTTATTTGTCATGATTAACCTCCAAAGTTTGTTGGTGAATGAGTAAATCCTCTGCTGTCAAAGTACCGATCAATTTTTTCAGGGACAGGATCAAATTCATTTTGATAGGTTTCTTGCTCTGTCTCCACATAAAATTGACCCATCTCTTCGCAAACATCTTGGCCGTTTTTGTAATAGCCAATGAAGCCCATACCTTGCTCTACATAAGTTGCTTCTACATCAAAGCCCATAGCCTCCAGCGCGTGGTATATGCCAATAGGTGGCGCCCAAGCTGTGTCAAACCACATAGTGACAACATGGCCATCTAAATCGAACGGCATTGTTTCATCTAGTCTTGGCTCCCACTTTGTGCCCCACTCTGCAACACAAAAATCGTACCAATTTTGGTATCCGTAAAGCTTCAAATTAAGTTGCTTGGCAGCTTCAAGCTTTGCCTGTTCCACTTTGTCCCCGACCCAGCCAGCCACAATCTGCAGCGGCCGGGGTATTGGTTTGATCATGTTAAAAATTTGCGGCACCTCATCGGCCTCATGTGCGTGAGCAATTTCACGCACGAGCTGAGCCAATTTAGCCTCAGAAGTTGCATTCTTTGCGATAAGTTTCAATGAGTTTGCAGTCCAGTTTGGCATATAGCCTCCGTTTGTTTAGTTAAAAAATAGCCTCGTTCTATTGGCTTGAATACTTCTATAAATAGCCTCGTTTTGCCAGCTTGAATGCTGGTCTTGCGGGTTGCCTGTCCGGCCCGGGGGCCGGTGCGTGGTGGGCGCTGGGTGATCAATGCTGCGCTTCGCTGTAGCCGATTCCGTACAGCCGGAGGGCCTCGGGCCGGTCGCGTTCGGCCTCAAGGGCCAGCAGCAGCCTAAAATTTTGGAGAGCTGCGCGGGCGCGCGCTGCGTTGCCGGTCTGAATGGCCCGGGCCACTTTGTAGCCGGCTTCGGTGTAGGTGTGTTCAGTTTGTTTCATGATGACAAAACCTCCCAGCTTTCGTGATCGTTATTTAACCAATGAGAAATGATTTCGTTGGGTATGGTCAGGGCGTCTTTAATTGTGTAAGGCGCCCAGCTGTCCGACCTTTCGGCGTTCACTTCTTCAATGAATTGCGCGGGCGTGAAAATGCTTTCTTCGCCGGTGTGCGTTACTGTTCTTTTAAATTTCATCATTTACTCCATGCGGAAAGCAGCGGGCCGGCGTTGTATGCTGGTGCTGCTGGGTTTGAGAATAGGCCCGGGCCCCGGGTGCGGCGGCCCCAAGCGTCATGGGCTGCTAGGTTCACCAGCTGCCCTCGTTTAACTGCGTTATAGACTTGGTTGCGCGTGTATCCATCGGCCAGCAGCTGGGCCATGGTGCGCGGTTCTGTGCAATTCATATATTGCAGCAGCCACAGCATGGCGCATCTTCACAGCGGCCCTTTTTGTTGCGGTAGAACTCGCGGCCTGAAAAGCTGAAAACATCGCTCACGCGCGGGCTGGTCGTTGTGAATTGGATTGTGTCGGCGTCAGGCTCAAGCTCTGCGCGTTTTGTGTTGGTGTTGTAAATGATGAAATCCCCGGGGTTTATCCGGGCGCCTGATAGGCTGCAAATACCGGGATATTTGGCGCGCATTTTCTTGAGCATGGTTTTTCCGTTTCCGTTGGTCGCTGCAATAGCACAGCACAAAACCCGCGATTAGGCGGGCTTCAGGCTGGGTTATTTGCTAAGTATTGGGATTACCTTTCGGGCCAGCTTGTCTGTGAATTTGGCTTTGCTGCCATGGGCCCGGAATCCAACAATGAAATCCCGGTCGGCCCGGCTGCACCATGGCTCAAAGTTTCCGCAGCTTTCACAAGTTATTTCTTCGCGGGTTTGCGCCTCGCAAATCACGATAAGGCGGCCGGCTGGGGTATGACTCACCTTTGGGGTGTCCATGGGCACCATGGCGGCCACAGGGCCGGCGCCGGTGTCTGCCAGCTGGTCGGCGTGGCCGGCGTTGTCAGCTGATAGGTTTATCGTAAAACCCCAGCTGTTGGCGTGTTTAACCCACTTGAGGGCTTCGGGCTGGTGTTTGTGGGTGTAGGTGAAACCCCGGCGGCCTTTATTGGCCTTCACGATAAGGCCCAGCGCGTGAGCGTCTACTGCTTCACCCTTACCGGGTAAGTCTCCCACTACAGCAAAGCGCCAAACCTGTCCGGGCGGCAGCGCTTGAATGTGGCCGGCCAGCTGTTGCACCGGGGCGCCGCGCTGGGGGACCTTGTCCCAGCTTATGCGGGTGTGAAAGTCTTCACCATAGCAGCCGGTGCGATACAGCGCGCAGCCGGGCGGGCAAGTTTCGCGGAGATTGTAGGTAACAGGCAGCGGGCCGGTTTTGCGGTTTCCGCTGTTCCTAATGAATGTGTAAAGCATGGTTCAAGCCTCCAGCGTTGCGCGGTCTGCGAGAGCTTCGGAAATGATGCCGGCGCGCTGCAGATAATCCACAAAATCCACGAACGCGCAGCGGGTATCAATTGGATAAACCAGCTGGGCCGTTTTGTCGCTGCGGTTTGGGCTGTAGCGATAGCGGCGGCGTGGAAGGTCCGGGAAAGCTTCCCAAAATGCGGCCCTGATTTGCTTTTGATTTGTCATGATTAAAACCCCTTTGTAAAAATGTCAAAGTAAAAAAGAGCGCCCACAGTCAAGGCGCCGGCGATTAAAAGAACGGCTACAAAATCGGCCCCAGCTGCTGCGCGTAACTCTGCGCGCTCTGCGGCCGGGCTGTAGTGTTGGCGGTGTTGGTGGTGTTTCATTGTTTCCCCTTTTCAAGTTGGATTAGTTCACAGTCAAAGCAGACATAATCGTTGGCTGCATCACACGAGCTGCAGCATGGATCGGGCAGCAGCTCAAGGCCGCGCGCGTGGTGGTCGGCCACTTGGTCGGCCCGATAGGCCAGCCATTGGTTCGTTGTCATTGTTTCAATTGATTGCATGGCCGGGCTCAATAGTTGTAGCTCACGCGCAAATAAACGCTATATTCGCGGGCGCTGGTGCGTTTAACGCTCGCGCTGGTGCTGGGGCACCCGCAGCAATCGTGCTCATGCTGGCAGCTGCTTCCGCCGATACTTTGAGCAATGGCCCGGGATAAGTCGCGGCCCTTTAAGTGGCTGGGGGCGATAACCTTCATAAGATAGGCGCCGCCATCATCGAAGCCCTCAGGCTCGCGCGTCATGCGGGCCTGTAGCATTTTGGCGGTCCCTAATTGGGTCCAGCTGTCGAGATCGCTCCAGCCATCGCGGTAGGTGTGTGTCTCGCGCTCGCAAATAATGAATTTTTCCATGGTGTACCTTTCATTCGTGATCTGCTGGGGTTTCGTGGGGGCGGTAGCCTAGGTCGTAATTGGCTCGCTCATCTTCGGGCACGATAATCGGCGCGCCGTTTCTGTCCATTACTTCGCGGCCGTGTTCGTCTAGCGCGTACCCGTCACGGCTTACATAATTGAATCGGGGGGTTTCCATGGTTTGCCTTTCAAGTTGATCATTGAGCTGCTGCAGCACAGCGGCCCGGGTTCCGGTAAACCCTTCGGCCTTCAGGATTGCATAAGCGCTGGGTCCCCGGCGTTTCATGCCGGCAATTTCAAGCTTAAGAGCTGCGCGCAGCGTGGCCAGCCGGTAGCGGGCTATTTGGTCGGGTGTTGTGAGAATCATTGTTTGCCTTTCGGTTGGTTGGGGGTTATACATCGTCAAGCATGAGAGCTGCGCGCTGGTCGTAATCGGCCCGGGCTTCGCGCTCAATTTCGCGTTTTCCTTCGTGGTCCAGCTCGTGCAGCTGGTCGCGTATTTTTCCAAGTCGCGCCCGGGCCAGCATTACAGCGCCGGTGCCAATATCCCAGCCGGCGGCCCATGCTGCGCGGCGGTCGGATTCTTCGGCCCTGTAGTCGGCTAGGGCTTGTGCTTCGAGTGCTTCAAGCTCTGCGGCCGTGGTGTTCAGGTATTTAAGGGCGCGCAGCTGTTGACCGATTCCAAGGCCAGCCAATGGCCGCGATACATTGGGCCAGCCTTCTACAGCAGCGGCGTAGTGTTTACCGGCCAGCACAGTTATTTCCCGGCCGTGGTGCTGCTGCAGCTGCTGGGCGGTCATGCCGGCCCAAACCTTGCGCTGCTGTGTGTTCATGTCTAAGAAGCTGCGGTTATAGGGCTGCAGCTCGCGCGTTGGGCTCACGGCGCCATGGAGGGCTGAGAGAATGATTACATCAGCGCCGGCGCGTTCGGCCGCAGCCATGGCCAGCCTGAAAGCTTGGCCGGTGTAGAGCTGCGCAGCTGGTGCGCTGTGGTCTAGCTTGGCCTCACTACAGGCGATTAGGTAGAGGGGTTTCATTGGGTTCCTTTCGGTTGGGGTTAAAACATGAATAACGATTACAGCAATTCATGTGTTGACTGTCAAGGGGTTTTTTTACAGGGATTGCAAAATATTTTGGCCGGTGTTGTGTTGGTGCTGCAGCTGGTGAGCGGATAGGGTCCAGCAGCTGGGTGAGATCATGGGCCGGCAAATAACCAGGGGGGAAAGCGGCGCGGTTTTTTGGGTCGAATTTTTGGCCGGTTTTAATCCTGGTTGAATAGGCCGGGTTAATCGATAGGTGCTGCAGCTGTAGTGCATGATGGCCGGCCCAGCTGGTGCGTTGCAAATAATCGCGGGCTTTGTTATCTTCGGGTCATTCTTATTTCATACCTATGAAAACACCATGCCACAGAAACTCACTCGCGCGCAGATAAAGGCCGGCCTAGATCAAGTCCCCATCGAATCATTGCTAAGCAGCGGAGAGGGTAAGAAACCCCAGCTCACGCATAAGCAGCGCGAATTTGCCCGGGCTATTGCACTAGGCCAGAGTAAGGCCAGCGCATACAGGGGTAGCCATAAGGCCAACCCAGCACCCAGCACAATTAAGAATGCGCCATATGTGCTAGCTGCTGACATAAGAATACAAAGGGAGATAGCAGCGTATAAGCTAGCATTAGAAGCGGAGAAACATCGGACACCCGCACAATTGAAGGCCTTGCTGGTGCAGCAGCTGGTAGAGCACAGCCTAAATGATGAGTTCCCCCCAGCGCAGCGCATGAAGGCCTTGCAGCTTATCGGCCAGCTGTTTGAAGTGGGCGCATTCCTTGAGCGCAAAGAAACAACTGTGGTGCATAAGAGCGCAGACATACGATCAAGGCTGCTAGAGAGGCTGCAGCAGCGTACACCGGCCGGTGATCGGGCCAGCGATGCGCTCGAATTGCTTTCAGAAATTAAGGGGGCTGGCACTTTGGAGGGCAGCAGCGCAGACCCCACGCCACCCGGGGCCCCGCCCGAAGGCCCGCGCGCCATGGGCGCCCTATCACATACTGTTTCTGACATTCAAACACTAAAGTCTGACATTCAAACACCATCAAAAAAAGAGGGTGGGGGTGTACAAAAATCCCCGGACCAAGTTTTGGACTTTGATAAGGAATGACCCCCCTATGTGTTTCTATACGCAAAGTGGGTGGGGGTATATTTTTTTGACTATTCCACGTGGAATAGTGAAGCT